CACAACCGTTCCACCCGACGTACTTGTAGTCGTCAGCGAGAAGGTTGGGACAGAGTTGTATCCGAATCCGCCATTCAGCACAGTGGCCGAGGTAATGAGTCCTGTAGAAGCAACCACAACCTGAATCGACGCACCAGTTCCGCCGCCACCAGCCGTGGCCGCAATCGTGTATGTTCCTGCCGTAGCTCCAGTTCCAGCGTTGGTGATGACAACCGACCTGATAGCTCCAGAACCGCCACCTGTACGCAAGAATCCGATGGTACCGGTCTTGACGTTCGCAGCCGTCGCGCCAGAGTCAACCTGCACAAGGCGGTAGCGACCGGCATACAGTCTTCCATTGGCCGCGTAGGAAGCATTGGCAGCTTCGTCGTTCGTCGCGTCAAAGTAGTCGCCAAGATTCAAGCCGCCTGCGTTTACCGGCTGGCCAGAAGCCATGTCCGTGAGGCCAGAAGGCGAAGTGAAGTTCGCGTTGTTCCATGCACCCCACGTCGGAAGTGATTGAAGATTTGGCATTGCTATTCTCCTTGTGCTGCTAAAACTTTGTTACTTGCTGAAACCAAAGGCGTATGCGTTGTGTCTTGGCTGACAATTATACAAATTGATGCCAAGTCTCATCATAATTCCGTCAACCGAGACGTTGTTCTGCTGCGGCACACGGCGCACACCAAACTTGAAGCCGCTCTTGTTCGTCGGACGAACCTTGAAACTCTCTGGCTCAAGGAAGTACAACGCTTCTGAAGGCTGAATGGTGGTGTTCGACGGAAGACCAGAGTTGGTTGGCGAGACGCTAACCGCTCCACCCGATGCGTTCGTGAACTGAGGAGTTGTGAAGGCAATCGTCGCGGTGCTCGATCCAACGCCGTCCACTAAGCTCGTATTTCCAGCCGCTCCGCTTGCTGCCTGACCGAGAGGAATGTAATACTGAGCCGTTGCCGATGGCGCGAGAGGATCAGCGTAGATTTCCACGCCGTTGTAGCTGAAGGCTACCCACTCAAGATCGTGCTTCTTCAATTGGATGTCACGACGCTGCGCGTCAAGCGCAATGGCGATAGCCGCGAAGCCAAAGCCGTTCGTGATGCCCAGTGTAGGCTTTCCGCCGCAGGTTGTGATCTGTGTCCACAGTGACTGCAAGGAAGCAACGTCGATCTGTCCTGTTCCGCCCGTGGCCGTTCCAAGATAGTTCGGAGTCGAGTTCCAAGTGATGCCGACGTTTCCGTTCCTCGTCTGCCCACCGTAGGTCGTGTAGCGGTTGCCGTAAAGCGACGGGTCGATTCCGTTATTCAGCGCCTCGTCCAAGCCGTTCGAGCACTTGATACGGTTGTCGCTGATCGTCGCGTTGTTAACCTGCCCATGGCGGAAGGAGTCCATTTCGAGCATGGTGTTAATGTTCATCACCATGTTCTCCATGTAGAGTCCATAGATGTCCGCAATCTTGGCAGGGCCGGAGTTAATCACGCCGCCAGTGCCAGAGCCGTCATCCATTTCCCACTCGTCCATCGGGAACCAAGAAACGTACAGTTTCGGATAGAACTTCACTTTGGTGTCAATCTGCTGGCGAGTCAGCGTAACCGTCTGGCCGGGATTGACAGCCGCACCCTGCGCACGGCCATACTGAATGACTTCCGTCATCCCAGCGCCGCCAAGGAAGTCTTCCCAAACGCCCGCTCTGCGCAGTTTCGCTTGGAACGGAGTGTCCACAAATAGCTGATTAAATACAACATCGCGGCGGACCGACTCCAAATTGTTGGCATCAATCGAATTGAACTGCGGATCTGCGGGCAAATTCACGGTTGGCATTGTTCTCTCCTAAAACTGTCTGAAAATCTTTCCCCTACTACGCTGCTACACCTTGTTTAGCTTCTTCGTTTACTGCAACGTCAGCCTGAATCTGCTTACGCATCTCACTTTGCCGCTCTTCCCGACTCATACTTAGCGGGTCTTTGCGCGTTCCTTCAGTAACCGCTTTCTTTACTTCCGAGTAGTTGCTGATCGCTGCACGGCGTACATCGGGATTATTCCCGCCGAGTTCGGCAACAGCCTTAGCTTTCTCGTCGAGCTTCGCTTGCCAATCCTTGTCCTTCTGCTTCAACTGTTCCTGCAAAGGAGCGGTAGCTTCAGCCAGCCACTTAGCTTTCTTTTCTTCCTCTTGGCGAGCTACAAGTTCCTGTTCCTTCGCTTGGAAGTTGAAAGTCTTTGCGGCGTAGTCGGCAGGATTCATCTTCTGCGCTTCAGCCTGACGAACTAGCTCAGTCGGAGCAACAGGCATTGGAGTTCCATAAAGACGCTGATACTTCCACTGAATGTCAGTCAGGGTTCCCATCGTTCCACCCAATCCATCCCTCACTTGCTCCATCGTGAAGGTCGGGCTACCAGGCGTTCCACCGGGTCCACCGGCTACGAACTTTCCTTGTCCATCGCGCCCCGGAGTTCCTGCAACTGGAGCAACAAAACCGGGAGCGTCAGCGGCGATAAAACCAGACTCCTTCGCGGCCTTATTCTGTGTCTCATAGAAAGAGGCAAGTGCCTTTGCGTTGATAATTTCCTGTTGCAGAGCCTTCTCTTTGTCTTCCCACCCCGTCAAAGACGGCATGATGGTTTCGTCATAGAACTGTTTGTTCGCACGCTGCGCTAACTCAGCAGCATCCTGCGCGGCCTTAGCCGCCACTCTTTCCTCTTCCGCCTTCTTAGCGGACTCCGCTGCGGCTGTACGCTCCTGTTCGGCTGTGGTCAAAACACCGTTGAATCCAGCAAGAACCTTCGCATCCAAGGCTGCGATTGCGGCGTCATCCAAACCCGAGGCTTTAAGAATCTCTGCGACTGTCATAGCTTTATATCTCCCGGAAATCAATTTTTAGTGCATTAATACTGTGGCTGCTGCGCTGGCGTACTTGGCTGTGCAGGACTTATTAGAGCGGTCTGCATGTCCTGAATTCCTTCCCGGACTTTTTGTGCTCCAGACGCGAGTTTAGGATCAGACTGTGCCATTTGCTGTGCTGTCTGACTCCAGCGGGCGAGAAGCATTTGTAGTGGATTGGCGGGGGCTGAGGAAGGGGCTGGTTGTTGCGCACCATCTCCACCTTGAGGGGCAGAAGCCGCTCCACTAGCATCCGGTGGAGGAGCGGAAGAGCCTTGCTGCTGTGGGTCTGGCATTGGAGATGCGGCCATTTGTTCCTCACAAAAAACTTATCGTGGGCGGAATAACAGCCGCACCCCTTATGAGAGTGCGGCTGTCAGGTTACTTTTTGACGGCAGTGTGCTTGCGAGAAACCTTGCGGCTGCGCTTGCGGCTCTTCTTCACGTGTTCGGGCTTGACGGAAATCTTGCGACGCTTTGCCATGGTATTGCTCCTTGTGCGGTTTTGTACCGGAAGGAAGCCAAAATAATGGCCCCAACCGGGATTCCGGTTTGGAGCCTCCACATGGTCTGCGCGTGCAGGTGTGAGCATCTCTACTAATTTCTATTTCAGAGAGTACAGCTAAAGTGTTCTCTATGTCAAGCACTATTTTGATTTATTTCAAATGGCGCAGGAATTTAGGTTTATTCCTGCGCATTTACCCCATAAATCAGTTCCCACATTTGTATGAAATTAGGTTATACTAGGGGTGTCGGACGCGTTAACGTCCGGCCCTAGAGCCAACCGGAAATGAGGTTTCCAGTGACACCCCAAGAACATAATATAGCACATCCTGCGCCATTAGATGTTCAATCGAAGGTTTGCAGCCGCTGCAAGCTTCCGCTCCCCATTGACGACTTCTATCGCAATCCTCTAGCTAGGGGTGGTTACCAATCGCAGTGTAAGAAGTGCCAAATCGAGGCCGCAAACGAGTTAGCCGCGCAACGGAAGATAGAAAATATTACTAGAAGTCTCCAGCCGAAGATATGTACTAATCCTAACTGCAAGATGCTTGGGGTTCCTCAGCCACCAGAGAATTTTAGAAAGGATAACAGGAGTAACACTGGACTGCAACGCTATTGCAAAGATTGTCACTTTTCTAAGCCAACTAAAAACCAGCGGTATACCACTTTAGAAAATGGCGAGAGATTAAAGGTTTGTGGCGACTGCAAGGTTCCTCAACCGTTTTCAGAGTTCAACGGAGACTCTCGAACTCGTGATGAACACTACGCTTATTGTAAAACTTGCTGCAAAAAATATAACGAGGAACAGTACCAAAAACATAAAGAGAAAAGAGCTAGACAGAGCAGGGAGTGGGGGAAACGCAATAAGGATCGCATTCAAGAAAGAAATAAGAAAGTGCTTGACGAATACTTGCAGTCCGTAAAAGATGGAGCGACTGAGAAAACTAAGGTGTGCACAAGATGCAAGGGTGAACCGCAGCCATTCAGTAATTTTCCTGTCAGTTTAGAACATAATGATGGGCACTCAAGCCATTGCAAACAATGCGTAACCGAGCAAACGTCAGTAATTTATCACCGCAATAAAGAAGCCATTTCAAAGTTGGGTCGAGAGCAAAGGAAGTCAACTTGGGCTAGAAGACATGTCAAATCGAGCAAGCAAAATGCATCAAAGAAGGGTGTGCTGTTCGATATGGACGTAACCGATTTATATGATCCGCGTACTGGAGAACTTCCTACTCACTGCCCAATATTCCCATCCGTAGTTCTCGATTATGAGGCTGGCCCTAATCGTCGTCATTGGGCATCTGTTGATCGCATCGTCCCGGAACTTGGATATGTAAGTGGGAATGTGTGCATTATTTCGTATGGAGCGAACACATGGAAATCAAACGGTAGCAGTCCAGAAGAGCGTAGGCGCATCATACAAATTATCGCAGGATCACGGAAGGGTAAACAAATAGAAGTAAATCAAGAGCAAGGATCGCTATTCTCCCTCTAGTTCTCTAGTCCCTACGCCAACGATCTTCCTAACTTCGTCCGCAACCTTCTCTGAGATATGCTGCTTCTGCTCTACGTTGACCCCAAGCATTCCGCCCTGATTGTAGACAGCAACGATCTTCCCCGTAGCCTTGGATGAGCGCATTAGCTGATCTAGGGCGTTTAGGTCCGCAGGAAGCGAGACGGAAGTCTCTGTAATCAAATGATCTTTCTGTGTTTTCACTGTTACCGCCATAAATTTCTCCTCTAGCTTTCCGTTACAGTAGTTCTAGGCTCTCCGCCTTTGGCCCCTTTGGCCTTAATTTTTGGTGCTTTCTGTCCCGACGAGGGACGCCCTCCAGCGTGAGGCTTCCCGCCTCCGGCATCTCCCCCTCCCATCTGCGCGGGATCAATCCCCATTTTTTTCATTGTCATGGCGATGTCTATTTGTGCCATCAGTTTCATTTTTTCCAGTTTTTCCTGCTCTTGAAAACTAGACTCTATTTCTGCTTCTGGAGATGGAACGTCTGCGCTTCTAAAAATGGTTAACCAACTAATTGGGGCACCCATCTTCTTTAGTTGGACGTAGAACAACTGCTGCTGCATCTGTGTGACCTTGAGCAACGTGCTTGGAACAGAGATGAGCCTGATCTGCTTTACGAACCACCGCGCCCGCTCCAGATTCGTGTACTTCGATTCCGTTTCAGGGAACTGCCCACCAACCATTTCGTCCGGCAAGTGGCTAGGAACTAGGTCGTTTGGCTTGTAGTCAAATACTTCTGGAGCCATCTTTTCCGGGCCAACGTACTCCATGATCCTCTGTGTGTCAAACCACTGTAGAATAAGGTACTTGACCCTCATCCCGACAGACTTGTTCGCCTTCTCGACCCTAGCAGCAATTCCTTTTCCTACCGGCCCAATGGATTCGAGCATCTTATCAGCAGTGTCGCTGGCGATCTGCAATTTCATATTTGCGCCGAGATTTCCCAAATCCTCAAGACCAAGCTGCTTGCCTTCCTTTTCGTTGAGGTACTTCAGGAAGTTGAACTGCTCCCCTTTGACATTAACCTCGTCAGGAAGAATAGACTGGAAGGTATCCTTCGGAATGCCATCTACTCCAAGACGTACATCCGGCTCGAATATGTCGAAGTGCTCAATCTTTGGCCCACCTGTATCCGTGTGGTTGTATCCCATTGGAGGATTCATTTGGGCGGTCAGGACTTGATCTATCAACCGCTCATGCTTCCTGATCGTCGTCTCAATGCTTGCTACATCGCCTACGATAGATCGTCCCAGCGGCTCCCATGCCCAATCGTCAACCGTGTACTGGATAATTGGTATACGAGGGTCCCAGTCGAAGGCGGGTCCGTCGTACATTGGCTTCCCCATTCCTGTTGAGGTGATGATGAGCCGCAGATTGGGGTATACCCGGCAATGCTGTGATTCGGCAGGAATATAGTATGGTTCTCCATTCCTCATCCCTCCAAATATTTGCTGCCCTACGAACGGGACACGGTAGAACCACGTCGTTCCCAAATCTCCCATCGGGAGTTCGTATCCTGTGTTGTTTATCCGCAAATCGCGGACGAAGGTGTAGCGGATTTCAGCGTACAGATTTCCGAACGTCCTGCCCGTATCCCCGTAGCGGTTCCGCTCCGCATAATCAACTCGCTGCGCTTGCATCCGCGTCTGATAGTTCCTACGCGCACCAACAGTCTGTATATCCTTCTGGAATAGAGGAAACCTGCCATGCGCCTCAGCAATAGGCATGTAGTCATAGACCGTGACCGCGTAGGCATCCTGAATGTCGTTGGTTCGGGAAGGAATCTGCGTAGGAATCACGTCTAAGAGTCCTAGCGCGTCAAACTCCATTCTCCTCTCGCCATATCCGTACTCTGTAGCC